AAGTGGCATTGAAAGTACGGCCCTAACTAGATAGGGAGGAACGATTACTGCGAACGGATTGAAAAAACTGTCCGAAAGCAATGCCCAGACGCCTACCCCGCCGCTGACGGAGACCCGTCCGAGTCAAAGCGAAGTAAAACGTCACGACCTAGTTCAATTGTTGCGTCAGCTAAACGGAGTACTACTTCGAAGCAAGTCAAATTGACCCCGACACAGGCATCGTTGGCAAAGAAATTTAGACTAACCCCGGAACAGTACGCTCGCGAAGTTCTTAAATTGGAGAATCAAAATGGCTGAAAACAGATTGAATCGTGAACTAGAAGCCCGCTCGCAACAAGAGCGGCCTAAACAATGGGCCCCTGCTGAGCTTCTCCCTGAACCGGATAAGCAACCGGGCTTTGGCTATAGGTGGATTCGTGTCGCTGCACTGGACAAGGCTGATCCGCGTAATCTCTCGGCGAAATTGCGCGAAGGCTGGGAACCTGTAAAAGTGTCAGAGCAACCTAAGTTTCAACTATTAATCGATCCGAATAGTCGCTTTAAGGACAATATTGAGATCGGTGGATTGTTACTTTGTAAGACACCATTGGAATTTATTGAGCAGCGTACTACACACTACCGCAATCAAACCGATGCGCAGACTACAGCAGTAGACAATAATTTTATGCGAGAAAACGACCCACGGATGCCGCTCTTTGCTGAGCGTAAATCTTCAACGTCGTTTGGTAAAGGTTAACAACTTATTAATTTTAGGAGTTCAAATATGGCTTACCCAACAGTTTCAGCCCCGTACGGGTTTAAACCGGTAAATCTTATTGGTGGTCAAGTTTTCTCGGGATCGACGCGTGACTATCCGATTTCGTACAACTACAACACCAACATTTTTTACGGTGATTTTGTACAACTAACGAATGGCTATATCACCATTCTGGCTAATGACATCCCCGGTGCCGCCGCAGTTGGCGTGTTCTTGGGCTGCTATTACACGAACCCGACGACTAAACAACGTCTGTTCTCACAGTATTACCCTGCTAATACGACGGCTGGTGATATCACCGCTATCGTTTGTGACGATCCTGACACCGTGTTCCGCGCCGCAGTTACCGCTGCTACTACCGGTACCGCTATTGGTTCAGCTTCTTCGCTGTTGCTTGGTAAGAATCTTGGTGGTAACACCGCTACTGGTTCGCTGACCACGGGTAACTCCGCTGGCGGCATCATCGGTACGACCCCTGCCACTTCTACGGGTAACTTCCGTATTATGGAATTGGTCCCTGATACCCAAATCAGCAGCTCGGCAACGTATGTGTCTGGTACTGGCACTACCACGCTGACTTTGGCTGGCCTGACCATCGGTCAAGTTATTCCAATCGGCACCGACATTTTCAATGTCATCGGCGGTCAACTTCAGTTTACTGGCTCGTCCACGACTGCTGCTACCACTGTTGCATCGACTACGTCACAGGCACTGACTGTTACTGCATCTACGGCTACGATTAGTACGGCTAACGCGGTGGCATTGGTTCAAACCCCAGAAGTTCTCGTTAAGATTACTTTTGGCTCCCACCGTTACTACGTGGCTTAATATAAGGAGCTAGATAATGGCTATTTCACGCGCACAATTACTTAAAGAGCTGCTCCCGGGTTTGAACGCCCTGTTTGGTATGGAGTATGCAACTTACGGCGAGCAACACAAAGAGATTTACGAAACTGAAACCTCTGAGCGTTCGTTCGAAGAAGAGACCAAGCTGTCTGGCTTCTCCGCTGCACCTGTTAAAAACGAGGGCTCAGCCATCGCTTATGACAATGCACAAGAAGCATGGACTGCTCGCTACAACCACGAAACCATCGCTCTGGGCTTCTCCCTGACCGAAGAGGCAATCGAAGATAACCTGTACGACTCACTGTCGGCTCGTTACACGAAAGCTCTGGCTCGTGCTATGGCTTACACCAAGCAAGTTAAAGCTGCTAACACCCTGAACAATGGTTTTAGCGCCGCTTACACTGGTGGTGATGGCGTGGCTCTGTTCTCGTCGTTGCATCCTCTGGTTTCTGGTGGCACCAACAGCAACATTCCTTCAACCCCAGCCGACTTGAACGAGACTTCCCTTGAAGCCGCCGTTATTCAAATCGCCGCATGGACTGATGAACGTGGCCTGCTGATCGCTGCTAAACCAAAGAAACTGATTGTTCCGCCTGCGTTGCAATTCGTTGCTACCCGTCTGCTGGAAACCGAACTCCGTGTCGGTACCACTGATAACGATATCAACGCAATCAAGAACAACGGTTCCGTTGCTGAAGGCTACACGGTTAACAACTTCCTGACCGATTCGAACGCATGGTTCCTGACCACTGACGTTCCTAACGGCATGAAGCATTTTGTCCGTTCGCCACTGGCTAACTCAATGGATGGAGACTTTGACACGGGCAACGTCCGTTACAAGGCTCGTGAGCGATATTCCTTTGGATGGAGTGACCCGCTCGGAATGTACGGTTCCGCCGGAGCATAAGCCAAAAGCTAGTGTTCATGCGGGTTTAGAGGGGGCTTCGGCCCCCTTTATTTATTTGTTGTTTTTATTTGTAAGACCATGTATATTACCTGTGTCGTAACTCAGGAGGATATATGGAATACCCTAAAACACGTAAAGAAGCACAAGCCATCGGCGCAACGCACTACTTTACTGGCGAACCCTGCAAGCATGGGCATATCGCGCCACGTAAAACTAAAGGCGTTTGCGTTGAGTGTTTAAAAATTGAATGGGGTGTTACTAATACCAAACGGAGCTTAAAACCAAAATCTGAGGCTTCTAAAGAAGCTGGGCGGCGGTACTACGAGCGCAATAAAGACATGGTAAAAGCACGGGCAAACGCCCGCACCCCAGAAGAAAAGCAACGCTGGAAACAAAAACACAAGGCTACTAACCCCGACTATTACAAAACATTAACTAGCCTGCGGAAACGTCGCCACCGTAACGCTACCCCGGTATGGCTCTCCGCGACGCAAAAAATGGAGATTCGCCAGCTATATCAAATAGCCATTACGATGTCTAAAACTACGGGGGAACGGTATGTTGTAGACCATATTATCCCGTTAATATCCCGTGAAGTTTGCGGCCTACACGTACCTTGGAATTTGCGGGTAATCACTCAAGAAGAAAACCTGCGGCCAATTCCCAAGCCTCGTCGTACATCGCTTTGAGCCCTTGAATACGGACAGGATCAGCATTAGGCAGCTTTAGCGCCAGCATGTACGAAAGTCCTGCTACCAGACAGTTCTGGAAGCGGAACGGGATATCGACAATATTCACACCATTACCGGCGTCGTTAATGCGCTTCATGCGCCAGTAGTAAAAAACGTAGTACGGAGCAGCCAGCGTACCTTGATCCGGCGCAGGCCACACATTAATCTGTGGATGCTTAGCTACCGCAGCTTCAGAGCCCACCTTCTGCCCACTCTGGCGGTTAACCCACACCTGAATAGGACGACCTTGCGCTAACTTGTTCGGGATCGTTGAGTAGGTAGATACGCTGATTCGAGTGATGTTGAGGTCAGTTTGGTTAGGACCTTGTCCGGAATCAGTACGAATAACGTGCTCCACCAAATCCACGGTATCGTCAGGTAGATCATAAGTCGTCACTCCTTGAACCATGTTGACGGAGCCTTGCTCAATCGTCCACAGGTTGATACCACGGTTAGCCCACTCACCCAGCAAGAAGTTCAAGCTACGACGAGCCGTACGGAAGTCGTAACCGCTCCGCAGTTCCTGCCCACAACGCTCAAACGCCTCTTCGAATATCTCGTTGAGGCTTGGGTTAAACGCTGTTGTAGCTGTTGAATATGACATTATTTAAGCACCGAAAATTTCTTCTTTGTCTAACAGCTCAGCGTCTATCTGTTCGTCCGTCATGGTATCGCAAGTGCACTCGCCCGCTTCATGGCGCATGCAATCTTTAGTGTGTTCTTCCATTATTTCCTCGCCATTCGCATGTTATCGATCAAGTTCGGATACGGCCTACCAGCTGCTTTAGCTGACGCCTTAGCAGCAGACTTCTTTGCGGGGCTTAACTTCTTAGACTTCTTCTTGGGGTTTGGCTGATCCCACACTTCTCCACCTTCCGCGTACTGAGTAAAGTCAGTATCATCCCGACGGGCTTTCTTCTTCCCGCCGGGCATCTTGGAAGGGTTGATGTCACCCATACCGCGTGAGGCTCTCATCTCAGCACTTACCGCCTCTGACAGCGGCTTTAGCACCACCCATCTTAACCATCATGCCTTTGGTCTTGCCTTTAGAAGCAATACCGTCTTTGCTAGGGGAGGCTGTACGTACAGAACCCATCTTGGAGGCAATCACGCCACCTTTTTTGAATTTCATTTCTTTCATCTCGCCCTCTTCGTG